CATCGGCCTTCTGCACATGCTGGGCAACGCGACCGTCGCGGCCACGGCTTCTTGGCGGATGCTGCTTGATGGCGGCACGCTGGCCAACTTCCAAGGCGGGTTCCGCACGAAGAAGTTCGGGCGCCAGAAGGACAACAATCTTCGCGTTGGCTTTGGCGAATTTGTCCCGGTCGACGTGCCGGAAGGCGTCGACATCCGGACGCAGATCATGGCCTTGCCCTTCAAGGAGCCGTCTCAGACCTTGATGGAACTAAACGGCAATATTGTTCAGACCGGCGCACGGCTTGCAGGATCGGCCGACCTTCCGACCGGAGAAGGCAAGNNACAACGCCCCTGTCGGCACGACGCTGGCGCTTCTGGAAGGCCAGACCAAAGTCATGAGCGCTGTGCACAAGAACCTGCACATGGCTCAGAAGCGCGAGTTCGAATTGCTTCTTGAAGAGTTCCGGGCCGACCCGGAGCCGCTGTGGAAATCCAACCGGAACAACGCGAAGTGGTTCGATCTGGAAAGCCTTCTGCAAGCGCTGGAGAACATTTCGCTTGTCCCGTATAGCGATCCGAATGTTCCGAGCCAGATGCACCGGATGGCCAAAATGCAGGCCATGTTCCAGATCGCACAGGCGGCTCCGATGCTGTTCAACTTGGTCGAAGTCGCCGCTGAAATGCTCAAGGAAATCGGCTTCGAAGACGCCGAACGCTTCTTTGCTCCGCCGCAGCCACCGCAGCCCGATCCGATGCAGCTCGCGTTGCAGCTTGAAGCGCAGACCAAGCAGCAGCAGACGATGATCAAGGGCGCTGAGTTGCAACTGAAGGCTCAGAAGCAGCAGTTCGACATCGCCAACGAAAAGCAGAAGCGCGACCTAGAGCGCGACAAGGCCGTCATCGATCTGGCTCAGACTTTGGCCCGCTATCCGCAGTCCGACATGATCGTTGACGAGCAGATTCGCCAGATGGCCCCATTGATGGGCACGCCTATGGGAATGGCTCAGATGCGGTCGTTGCAGTTGCCGCGCCAGCCCCGCCGCCGGCCGGCACCGCGCACCAATGGACTAGCCGCGCTGATGCTGCCGGGTTTCGGGGTGAACTAACATGAACCGTTTCCAAGACACATTCCGCCAAATGCTTTTGGCCCGCATTGACGAGCGCCAGAAGGAAGTCACTGGTCAAATCGCTGCCGGCGTCTGCGCCAACGGAATTGTGAGTATGGACCGGATTGGCGGTGAATATCTTCGCAAAGTCGGGTATTTACAGGCGATCAGTGATGTAGAAATCATGATCGACGACATTCTGAGAGAAATCAGGGGTGAATGATGAGCGTGCTGCTTTCGCGCGGCAAAATGCGGTTCGTCCATGACGTCGACCCCAAGCAGTCAATCATTGACGCTTGCGGGCCGGCGCTGGAACAGTTCGAAGTGTTCTACAACTATGTGTTGGTCGGCGTGTACATGCCGCCGAAGGAAGCCAAGACGGAATCGGGGCTGTATCTTCCAGAAAAGACCAAAGATGAAAGCATGTGGCAGGGCCGGTCCTGCTTGGTGCTGAAGCTTGGTCCGCAGGCTTTCCTTGACGAAGGGGACGCCAAGTTCCACGGCCAGCGTGTCGACCCCGGCGATTGGGTTGTGGTTCGCGCGGCTGATGGACAGTCCATCGAAGTAGGCGGCCAGCTCTGCCGCCTTTACCGTGATACGCAGATCATCGGGCGGATCAAGGATCCGGATAGCGTTTGGTGATCACGTATCTTTGTGGCGGCGTTCGCCTTCCTTGATGAAAAAACGCTTCGGATCGGCGGGCGGCGTCGGCAGCATGGTTCCCGGTCGCCAGAGATCCGGCACTAGAATGCGGCGCCACTGACCGGCGCCGTCCTTCATCCAATAAAAGCGGTTCACGCCTTCCCGATAGATCGCCAGTGGCGACGCCTGCCACGCGGGAAGGACTAGGCTGTGGGCCGGCTGCTCCATGTCACTTTTCGTACACGAGGCAAGTGGGTTCTTCCCACTCGTCCGATTTAGTTCCGTCTGGCCCAACAACGCCGCGAAACACGCGCGTTTTGTGATCTTTTGAGTATTTCAAGCACTTCAGAGGCGTCGTAACGCCATCCTCGCAGATAGACTCAACTCGGATGATGTCGCCACGCCCTAGGTCGATAACGACATTGGCGGGCTGACACTTACCCGTGGCGTCTGCTGCCGCCGATCCGATGGCAATTAAACCCAAAGCGCTGAAAATCTCGAACATAGCCGCAACCTCTAGGTGAACCGTCATGGCTGTACGGCAAGAATACGACATAATTGAGCGCGCCTTGCGTGCCGCTCGCGACCGGGCACCATCCAACGAAGGGCCGCGTTCCCTCAAAATGTGGAACGAGTATCAGGCCGACCGGGAGCCCTACCGCAATCGTCCTTGGCGACCGACGCCATACACGCAGCGCGACATTCAACAGGTTGCCAAAGAGCTTGGTGTCTCCACGGACACGGCTGCAAAAATCCTTGGTCAGCTTAGTCTAAGCACTGGCAGCAGCCCCGACAATTCTTGGATGAACGAGGGCCTTGCGCAGTACAACACATGGAACAACGCGCTTAGCCAGCGTGGGTTGCTTAGCGATATTGGCAAAACGTTCGGTTCAATCAATAAGCCAGATTCTTGGGCCACGGACAGAAGCGGCGAGCGCGGCCTTCGCGGCGAAGCCAATATGGACGCCGACGCCAAGAGCCAACTTGCGAACGATCAGCAAGCTATGCAGGGCATGGCTCGGTCGGCGCTGGCGTCCGTCATTGGTCGCAATGAAGCACAGGATGACATTGCCGACCTGGAGCGCGCCATTGATGACTTTGATTCCGTTGCAGATGATGCGCGCTCGCGCGGCCTTGCTGTCGACGTTGACCCCAACATGACGGTTGCGCAGTTGAGCGCTTTAAGCACGCTAGGTCGGTCGGCGGATGACGTCGCACAAGATGCGATGGATGCAGATGCCGAGGGGCAGCTTGCGAATGATCTTCAGGGCGTTCTGGGTGAAGGGTTAGCCGCAGCCGCCGCGCAAGAAGCGCATGCAGCTATTGCGGCTGCGCTGGCGGACGCTTTAGCTCAGAATGAATCGGCAATGGCTGATCCAGGCCAAATGGGATACGGTAGCCAGAACGAATCCCCCGCTGCTCAGTTTGGCTTTGGCTCACAGAACGAGGCCCCGGCGGCACAGTTTGGGTTTGGTTCCCAAAACGAAGCGCCAGCGGCTCAATTTGGGTTCGGTAGCCAGAACGAAGCGCCCCCATCAATTTTCGGTGGCATCTCAACGCCCGCTTTGACTTACGGCCTTATGCCAGCGATGCCTGACGAAATTTCGCGCGCACTTGCGGAAGACGAGGCGCAATCGTTCAATGCCGCGTTGGCTGCACAAGAACGCAGTTATGCTGACGCTCTTTCCGCCATGATGTCTCAGGCGCTTGCTGACCGCGCCAACGACCAGATGGCTGCAGTGGAGCGCAGCCAGGAAGCAGCTCTTGCAGCAATGGAGGCTCAGGCACTAGCCAACGCGATCACTGCCAACGAAACAACGGCAAACGCCTCAGCGGCTGGATTAGGCTACGGAAGTCAGAACAATGCTCCTGTCGCCAGCTACGGTTACGGTAGCCAAAACGAAGCTCCGGCCGCTCAATTCGGATTTGGTTCACAGAACAACGCACCCGTAGCAAGTTATGGGTATGGTTCTCAGAATGAGGCGCCCGCTGCGCAATTCGGCTACGGCAGCCAAAACGAAGCGGTTCCCGCAGTAATTGGCGTGCCGTCTCTCCAGCCAGACGAAGATGCGGCATACACTTCTCTTCCTTTGTCTCCTGATTTGTTAGCCGCGCTGGAGATGGAGCAGCTTGCGGCCTTAATCCCTGATTTTGACGCAAACGAAGAAGCAGATGCGTCCACCAAAGCAGACAATTTGGCGGCTCTCACGGCGTGGGAAACGGCTCGTGGGCCTGAATCTTATGCTCAGTTGACTGGACCTGTCCGCGGTGCGGTGCTCAACCTTTTGGGTCTTGGACCATTCGCAACTATAACTGATATTGGGCGAGCACTTAAGGATGGCCTTAATAGTGGAAAAATCAGCATACAGCAACTAAACGACGCGATTGGAAAAGGCTTGGCTGCACAGCCAGCATACGACCGCCACATGCGGCAGCAGCGCGAGCGCAACAACCAGCAGCGCCAGCAGATGCAGCGCGACCGTAGCAACAGAAGCAATCCAAGCAAAACGCCGGCAATCGCACCTAGGGCTGAGCTTGGCCTTGGCGCCAGCCCTGCATCTTCGTTGGGTCCCGGCATGTCCGGTCCGCCGGATGCCAAGGCCGGTGCAAATATCCCAGGTCTTATTGCTCCAGAAACACGTGGCTGGAGTGGCCGCAGCAAGGTTTCGCCAGACGACGAGGCGCCGCCCGCCGATTTTGGGGGCGTCGGTGGCGGACGCGGGGGCACGAGCGGCGGTGGGTTGGGTAGCGGCGGTGGCTTTGGCGGCGCTGGGCCGGGTTGGAGCCCCGGAATTGGACCAAGCGTGAGCCCAAAGGGCGGGGATGACACGGAGGGCACACCCGGCGACAAGAGTTCTATGCCGTCTGCGCCTGCCCCCGCACCAGCCCCGGCTCCTGCCCCCGGCGTTGCTTCTCCAGACGCGCCGCCTGGTCCTCCTTCGCCAGCAGATGACGCTCCGGGAGGTGTATCGCCTGCCGCATCGCCAAGCTTCGGTGCGGGCATAGGCATCGGCAATTCTCCCGTGGGGCAGGCGCCTTCTTATGGCGATAGAAGCGCCGACACCGATGAGTCCGACCCTGACGGGGGTATTCCAAGTCGGTCCCAAGAAGCTCTTGAAGGTCTTTCTCTGAGCTTCGGCCCTGCAATGGGATTTGGGTTGGGCTTGGGCGTTGGCCCAGCCAGTTACGCGACTTTAAGCGACATAGCAGATTCAATGAACGGATTGACGAACCAAAACATGTCAATCGGTGAAGGGTTCGGCGGCGTGAACATGGCTGCCGACGCCATGAACAGCTCCCTTGGCCAGATGTCTGCGCTTGGCCTTGGCGATATTGGCTTCAGCAACGCTGCAATGGCTGATTTGAGCAACAGTGTTGTCAGCTCTTATGCTCCCGCCGACGACGCCGATGGAGAAACTTCGCCGGATGGTGCGCCAGCGTTTGGCGGCGCAGCTATCGGTGAAGCTGCTGCCGATACCGCGCCAGCGGCGGTCAGCGACAACACAAGCGACAGCAGCACAACTGGCGATCCTTCGCCGAGTGCTGGTGATACGGGCGGCACCAGCGGCGGCGATGTGTCTGCCGCGTTCGGCAACCCCAGTTCGTTTGGTGACATGAGCACGGGCTGGGGCGCTGATGGGATCGGCGTTTCTTCTGTGTCCTCGACGGGCGAAGGGGCTGGTCCCGGCGCCGGCAACGGCTGGTCCCGTGGCGGCTACGTAGCGCCAGACCGCGCCATTCTTCGCGCCATGCTTGCCGCAGAAAGACTGCACAATAGGGACCGTAAGGCGCGTGGCGGTTATGTCATGCCATTTGCCCGTTTCGCAAATGGCGGGGAAATTGTGGAAAATTCTGTGGAATACACACCAAATGGCGTTATCTATTCTCAAGTTGTTCAGCGTGCGTTGAACGCAGCAAAGCGGCGCAACGCCGCATAATCGGTGAACAATGTCAGACCTTAAGGACGACAAGCAACCAGAGTTGGACGTCACTCTGGAAGAAAAAGACGTCACCCTTGACGAACAGCCGGAATTGCCGCTAGACGCGGCTCCCGCAGAAACAAAACCCGTTGAGCCCGAAAAGCCCGCCGTCGATCCGGTGGAAGAAATGCGGGCTCAGCTTGAAGCAGCGCAGCGCCACGCGGCCAATCTTCAGGCCGAACGCGACCGTATTGCGTCTATTGCCGCTCAGCGTGAACGCGAAGCCGCTGCCGCACAAGGCAACGTGCTTCTTGCGCAGTACAACGAAATCGTCGGGTCGATCAATTCGGCCCGTGCCGAGCAGGCGCGTCTGAAGCGCGAACTTCAGGAAGCGTTCGAAACTGGCGACGCTGTCCGGCACGCCGACATCAACGCCAAGCTTGCCGAGCTGACCGTTGACCTTCGCGATATGGACGAAGGCCGGATCAGGATTGAGCGCGAAGCCGAACGACGTCGTCAGACAGCGCAGCAGCCTCGTCAGACGCCGCAGAACGACCCGCGTGAGGCCGTCAGACGAGAGCTTGAGCGCTTGACGCCACCATCCCAGCAGTGGGTCTTGAAGAACCTACAGACTTGGATGGACCCGGCCAAAAAGGAAAAGATCATCCAGCTTGATGCGGTCGCCAAGTACAACGGCATCCAGCCCGACACGCCGGCTTACTTCACCTTCATCGAAGAGAAGATGGGCCTGCGTCCGCCATCGTCAGACGCTCGTCAGACGGCCCGTCCAACCAATTACGCTGCCCCTGTCAGCCGCGATGGCGGTGGTCCGACGAGGCCGTCACAGGTTCGTCTGACGGCCGCAGAACGCCAGATGGCGGCAGACCTAGGCATGTCAGACGTTGAGTACGCGAAGAACAAATTGGAGGCCGCGCAGCAGCCGTGGTCCGTCCACCGCAAAGGAGCATGATCATGGCAAATCGCAAGACGACTGAGCGCGAGCCGATGGCTGGGCCGCGCGTTGAAATTCCAGCCGGCCGCGCCGTCGCTGTCGGCCGTGACGGACAGCCGCTTTTCCGCCGTCAGACGCTCACGACAGACCAGTTCGAAATCCCGGCAGAATGCAAAGAGCCGGGTTGGACGCTGGAGTGGAAGCGTCACACGATGTTCGGCCAGCCCGACAAAGCCTATGAGGCCACGCTCTACAACAACGGCTGGCGTCCGGTTCCGGTCGGTCGCTGGCCGGGCGTGTTCATGCCGGCTGAAACTCCGGCTGAGCAGCCGATCACGCGCGGCGACCTGATCCTGATGGAGCGGCCCGAGACTCTGACCAAGGAAGCCCGCGAAGAAGAGCGCCGGGCCGCGAATGACAAGATGCGCACGGCCATCGCTCAGCATGGCTTAGGTAATAAACTTGGTCGCGGGTTTGAGCCGGATCGGTCGAACACGGGGATCAGCGATGAGAAGCTGTCCGTCAACGTGACCGGCGATTACGACTTGGCCTGAAGAAAAAAAATCCGCAGGCACTCTTTACAGGAAATCCCGAAGCGCATTAGGAACGTCAATCAGAAACGGTTGGCGTTCTTCACGTTTCTAGGGACCGCGCCGGTCCTTGTGCCCTACGATCCCGCGCCGGGAGCCATCGTAGGTTGACAACCGGAAGCCCGCGCCGGGTTTCCATGAAATCGGCGCATGAAGCCCCGCGCCGGGGCCGAATGCTCAATCGGGAAAATTTGCGATATGGCAAACAGCAACGCGCCGTTTGGGCTGCGCCCAATTGGCTATCGCGGGACTGCGCCGCTTTACGAAACCGTGAAGATGCGCTGCGCCTATAACGCCTCCGCCATCTACAAGGGCGATCCTGTCATCAAAGCGGTGACGGGCTACATCACAGTCGGCGCGGCCTCTACGGTCGTATCGCAGTGGGCCGGTGTGTTCTGGGGCTGCGAATATCTTTCGACGAGCCGCAAAAGCTGGGTTTTCAACGAATACTGGCCGGGTTCTGACGTGGCTTCAGGCAACGACGTGATCTGTCACGTTCTGCCGTGGCTGCCCAACTCCTACTGGCTCATCCAGTCGGATGCTACCGGGATTTCTCGCGCCAACGTCTTCGAAAACCGCGACATCGCCACTTACGCGGCTGGTTCCACAGTAACCGGAATCTCGGCTGTTTCGCTGGCTGCGTCCGGCGCAACGACGGCAACCCTCCCGATGCGGATCATGGACCTTTGGGGTGCGGGCGGCATGGACAATGCTGGTCCGGGCTCTGAAGCCGGCGCCTATAACTGGGTCGTGGTTTCCGCGAACGCCATCCAAGAAACCGGCCTGACGACCTGATTATAGGAGCGCACACACATGGCTGTTAATCGTTCAGCAATTCAGGCGCTTCTTGAGCCTGGTATCAACGCCCTGATGGGGCAGTATGACCGCCGCGAAACGCAGTGGTCGAAAATCTTCAAGACAGAGCGTGCCGAAAAGGCCGTCGAATACCGTGTCCAGATGAGAATGCTGGGCATGGCAGCGCTCAAAGCGGAAGGTTCGCAGACAACCTTCGATAACAACGCCGGCCAGCGCTACACCTACAACGCTGTCATGAAAACGATCGGTCTTGGCTATGCCATCACCGACGAGGCGATGCAGGACAACCAGTACAAGTCTGACTTCAAGGCGGCAAACCTTTCGCTCCTTGAGTCTTTTCAGGAACTGAAGGAGACGCTGGCCGCGAACGTGCTCAACAACGCGACCACGTATGACGGCACCGTCGGCGGTGACGGCAAAGCGCTGTGTGCTACCGACCACCCGATGGACGGCGGCACTTGGGCTAACCGGTTCTCGACAGACCTTGATCTGACGGAATCGGCACTGGAGCAGGCGATTATCAACATCCGCTCCAACTTCAAGAACGAAGCCGGTCTGAAGATCAACGCTATGGGTAAAACCCTGATCGTTCCGGTCAATCTTCAGTTTACCGCTCAGCGTCTTTTGAAGACCGATCTGCGCCCAGGAACGGCCAACAACGATACGAACGCGCTGCGCACGTCCGACTTCGGGATCAAAGACTTCATTGTAATGGACTACTTGACCTCGACCCGGTCGTGGTTCGTAAAAACGAACATCGAAGGTTTGATCATGTTCGAACGACAGAAGTTTAAGTCGAGCATGTTCACGGACGACTTCACGGACAACCTGTATGTCAAGGCGTCCGAGCGCTATGCCTGCATTCATAGCGATCCCCGTGTCGTCTATGGAAGTTTTCCGACGTCGTAACCCTCGGCTGAAGAAAGGATTACGACATGGTCGCTACCAACTTCACTGACGGCGTAACGAACGTCGCCGTCACCGAGCCTCTGGGGCAGTTCCTTGCCCCAGACCCTACCGTTGTCCACATGTGGTTCGACGACTTCGACTCCTACACGTCTGGTAATTGGACCGTGACGGAGACGCAGGCCGGTGCCACGCAGGCTATCGTTGATGGGGACGGGGGCATCCTTGCGCTTGTCAACACGGCGACCGACAACGACCTGAACCAAATCCAATGGACGAAGGAAACCTTTCGTCTTGCGGCTAACAAGCGGACCTGGATCAAAGCCCGCTTCAAGGTGACAAGCGCGACGGAAAGCGACGTTCTGATCGGGCTCTACATCACCGACACGGCGCCGGTAGCGTCAAAGCCAACGGACGGGTTTTATTTCCAGAAGCTGGACGGTAGCACGACGCTAACGTTCCAGATTGGAAAAAACTCGACCTACACGCAGACAAACGTCGGAACGATGGCTGACGACACTTTCTGCGTCGTCGGCGCTTACATGGACGGCGCTGGTAACGTCGACCTTTACTTGAACGGAACGAGGGTTGCGTCCTCGGTGACGACCAACCTTTGCAACGACGAAGACTTGGCCGTTTCGATTGCCGTCCAGCAGGGCGACACGAATGCGCAGACGCTTTCGGTCGACTACCTGCTGGTCGCCAAAGAAAGATAGGCGGCAAGCTGACAAACGGGGGCTTCGGCCCCCGTTCCCTCAATCTGACATTAGGATTGACCGCATGACCCCTGTCACGATTTCAGTGGTTTTTGACGCGGCCGATGATGACGGCGTTGCGCAAAACCAAACGCCCGGTGCTGCTGGCGATCTAACTCTGAATGGCGTGCTGGTGACGAGTGGCACCGCGACTCTGTGCGCGGCGGGGCTGGAGCGCCAAGTCTTGGTCACGACCGTATCCGACGAAAGCGCCAAGACGCTGACGATTTACGGCACCAACGCGACGGGCAACACAATCAGCGAAACGATTACCGGCCCAAACGCTACGACAGGCACGACGACCAAATACTTTCGCACCGTAACGCGGGTCGCTGTGTCGGCTGCTTTCACCGGAAACGTCAGGGTTGGAACCAATGGCGTCGGGGCTTCGCGGCCCATAGCGCTCGATTACAATATGCGGCAGTTCAACGTCACGTATGCCTGCGACATCACCGGAACCGTCAACTATGACATCGAGCATACGCTTGACGATCTGAACGACAGCACGATCACCACGCCCTACTGGTTCGATGACGCGAACCTTGCAAACGAAACGTCTGACCAGTTCGGCTCAATTACGTATCCGGTTCGCTTCTCGCGCGTAAAGATGAACAGCGGCACGGGCACCGTGCGCGCAACTGTCATTCAGGCCGGCGGGTATAGCTAATGGCGACGTCCGGCACGTATTGCGAAGAAGCATACAAATGCGGTATAAAGCAAGAACAGAACAGGGTTCTTGCCATGATCAAACGACGCCACGATTTACCAATAAACGACCTTTTCAACTACGCCGCAGATAACAATCGACCAACTATTGTATACATGGTCACGAATAGGAAAAATGGAAAACGATACATCGGAGTAACAAGAACTTCATTTGAGCAAAGGTGGCGCAAGCACGTTCAAGGCGCCATGCGTGGCGTAACTACTAGACTTGCCCGCGCCATCGTCAAGTACGGCCCTGAAAGTTTTGACGGCAAGATACTTGAGCATTGCGGCACTTACCAATCCGCTTTGACCAAAGAGATAGAATTGATAGCCAAACATCGACCTGAGTACAACCTGACAAAAGGCGGACAAGGGATGTTAGGGTACCGCATGTCACAAGCGTCCATAAAGAAAATGTCTGACAGAAAACGAGGCAAGCCAAACTACAGCCGACTTGGTGTAAAGCTTACGTCCGAGCAAGTCGAAAAGATTAGGCAGAAAAAGCTGGAAAAACCAACAAGGTATTGGTTAGGAAAAAGCAGATCGGAAGACACAAAGCAGAAGATTTCTGCCGCAAAGCGCGGAAAAAGTAATCCGTTCAGATTTACCGAGAAGCAGGCTCAGGTTACGGCAAGGCTTGTTGCATGCTCAAAGTCCAGGCAAAAGAAAGTGTTCTGCGCGACAACTGGGCAGTCTTTTGCAAGTGTTGCAGAAGCTGCGACGGCCTTTGGCACACACAAGGCATCTATATCAGCCGTGTGCAATCGTAAGAGAAATTCTTGGAACGGGCATGTCTTTACGTACGTGAGCGCATCAGATGGCAACTAGTGGCCTGTATTCGTACACGCGGTCTGCCGGTGATCTTGCGCTTCAGGCTTTTGTGCGCGCTGGCGTGCCGCGAACAGAAATCACGTCTCAGCATATGGCGGACGCTCAGATTGAAGCCAACCTTATGATGGCTTCGCTGTCCAATCAGGTGCCGCACCTGTGGACTTCAGAGACGTACACGACCGCGACCGTAGACGGGCAGGCCAACTACACGCTGCCCGAGCGGATC